AACTTACTTTTACTGTGCTCCCACCTATCGCATGGCAAAAGACATTGCATGGAAAGAACTAAAGAAACTCGTACCAAGAGAATGGATACAATCCAAAAATGAAACCGACCTCAAAATAGAACTAATCAATGGATCGCTGATAGAACTAAAAGGCACAGAAAACGCAACAACCCTGCGTGGCCGAAGCCTAGCTGGAGTAGTACTCGATGAGGCAGCCTTCATGGATGCAGAAGTATGGTTCGAGGTAATCAGACCCGCACTTGCAGATAAACAAGGTTGGGCCCTATTCATTTCTACACCAGATGGTACAGCCTCTTGGTTCTACGATTTATGGTGTTACGTTCCACAAGATGAAACAGGTGACTGGAAACGCTGGAGCTTTACCACCATAGAAGGGGGCAATGTCGCAAAAGAAGAAGTTGAAGCAGCCAAGGCCCAGCTAGACCAGCGAACATTTAAGCAGGAGTTCGAGGCCAGCTTTGAGAATCTCACAGGTCTCGTTGCAGTCTCATTTTCAGACTTCAATGTTTCTGAAGAAGCAAATGATTTACAGTTCCTTCCACTGCTTTTAGGAGTCGATTTTAACGTAGATCCACTTTGCGGAATCTGTGCAGTACGCCACCAGAACTATTTATACGTATTTGATGAGATAATTCTTACTGGTGGAGCAACCACCTGGGATTTTACAGAAGAGGTAATAAACCGATACGGGGTAGATAGAAGAATAGTTGCTTGCCCTGACCCAACAGGTGCAGCCCGAAAAACATCGGGAGTAGGATCAACTGACCACAATATTCTCCGAAGAAGTGGATTTACTGTTTCATCACCTAGAGCACCCTGGAAAATACGTGACAAGATAACCTGTGTAAACACAGCATTATTTGATGCAGCCGAAGAAAGACGCACACTAATTCATCCAAGATGTAAAGAATTAATAAAAGCACTGAGAACACTCACTTATGCTCCCAACACAGGTTTACCTAACAAAAATTTAGGTGTAGATCATGCTTTTGATGCTTTCGGATATTTATGTTTACAACAATTTAATCTTGTAAAACCTGAGAATTTAGGGCAAACTGGGTTTAGAATATACTAATATTACTAATCCCCATCACCATGTATCATTCCACTACAAAGAAAAAGAAGAAGAAAAAGAAGGGAGGTAAAAAGCGTGGCGAATGTTCCTGTAAATAAAGCGTTATACTCTAGGGTAAAAGCAGAAGCTAAACGCAAATTCGCTGTTTACCCTTCAGCTTACGCTAACGCATGGCTTGTACGAGAGTACAAAAAGCGTGGTGGCACTTA